TTTCTCTCTGATTTTTGACAATCTGCTCATCAGAAAGAGCAAATATGTTTTGAGCAATCCAGTGCTTAGAAAAATATCCTTCTGTTGCAGCAGAAGCAACATCAAATTTGGTTTTCCAATGATCAAGTTCTTGAAGTGCTGCAATTTTAGAGGGATTGTTCAATGATAGTTTGAAAGAGATTAGATCTGGCCCACGGAAACCAAGAGTATATAAGTGAATAATACCCACTTTTTCTAATTCTCCAATTATTACTCTTTGCAATCTTTGAATAGTTCTTGCAAAACGAATGTCTTTTTGTGCAAGAGTAGATTTATCTTCCGATGCACCATCCCCACGAATAAGATAAGACATAGGAACTTTTAATGCTGCGAAGAGTTTATCTCTTAAATATTTTACGTCTTCAATCGAAGAGGTAAAAGCTCCACCGGGAAGTCCTTCAATCTTTGTATTGCTTACACCACCACGAACAGGAATAAAATAATCTTCGTCTACCGAAAGTGGATTGTAACGTAAGTCTACACGACCAGTTGTAGAATCAAGAATTTGATTTCTTTTCATCTGAGTCATTACACGTTGCATATATTGTTCTACATCTTCTGGAGGGATATTTCCAACATCGATATAAAATATCTTTCTTTCTGGTGAACGAGTAACACGATAAGCCATCATCGCATCTTCAAGTAATGTTAGCTGCCTACAAATTCTTCTTGAAGCATCTAATACAGAAGTACCATATGGAGAATGTTTGTCGTTTCCAAGAACTCTAAAATGTGCCATTTGCCAATTTTCAAAGGTCAAACCACCAGAGTTCCATTGGAATTGAACATAATTTGAATTAGTTTTATCTTTACCTTCCATTCTTTCTACTTGATTTTGTGGAAGTCCAACTGCATTAGTGACACCCAATTTATCATCAATATCAAGATAGAGGAAGTAATCCCCGTACTTACACATATTTCTACACCAACTGAATAAGTTGGAATCTTAATTAAGTGTCTTTTGGTAAAGTGTTTCAAGTATAGATTTTATTTCTTCATTTGGACATTTGATCTTCAACATATCAGTTAGTTCATTTGAAGTTGTCATTTCATCAGCATAAATATCTAATGCAGAAGCAATCTCTGGCATATATTCCATTTGATCAAAATCAATATAGCGATCAGCACGATTCTGATGGGCCATAGTTTTTGTAGAAATATTCTCATATGCGTTATATTCTGCTTTCTTAAATTCCATACCTTGTGCAGATGTGAATTTAAACTTATCTAATTGTGTTCTTCTGTATCGGCTTTGTGATTCTTGATCATAATTTGCAATAGGGCCAGAAAACAATTTGGTTAGCTGTTTGAATAATAAAGATTCTGTATTTCTAGTATTCTTGATATTTTTGTTACTTTGATTAGCCATTATTATCCTTTGTAAATCCACAAATAATTCTTTTGTGTTTCATGTTGTTGGACAGCTTCGTGATTGAGTTTTTTGTAAGCCATCATACCCGATATGGTAGTATCTAGTATTTTACTCGATTTTGTTATACTTGTCAATAGAGCTTTCTGATATTCTATATCTTTTGTTACAGAATGGAACACTGTGTCCTTGACCCAACAGCCAATTGACATCGATAGTACCAAATCATCGTTGTAACCTTGCATTGCTTGCGGTCTACCATTATGCCAGATGAAGGTGGATAGTTCATTGAAAAAACGTAAAGAATTTATCTTTACGGATTTAGATCGAATAAATTCTTCAAGCTTCGCAATAATTAAAGGTCTTGATTTGTGTGAAGTAGTAAAACCGGGAACAGTATTCGTGGAATTTTCAGCAACATATTGTTCTACAAATTCTGCTGAACCTTTTGCTGAATAATAAACATTTGTGTATCCCAAAGCTATTACTTTCTCTAATACTGAAAATCCAAGATTGTTATTCTCAACAACAATCATACAGTTTCCATACTGCTTTCCGGTATTAAAAAGTAAATTAGCAAAACTTTCAATATTCATTTTTCCTTGGTATTCGGCAACTTGTTCCATTGTATCCAAGTTTAGAATATGGAATACAGAATAGTCTTTACCGTCACCTCTTGCTACGTCGGCTACCAAAAGATATTTACATTTATCGTAATATTCTTTCCATATCCATAAATTTCTATCTGTACCGATTCTCATTTTTGGTTCGGCACAACTTGCAGATAGAAGTTCCAAATCATCGGGAGACATTACTGTTTCGCCGGATGAATTAAATGAACACTCGTATTCTTGTGCTATTTCTCTTTTGGATAGATTTTTTGTTTCTCTATCAAACCATTCTTGATCACGGTCTGGATGAACTGTCCAAAACAATTTTGTTGCATTAAATTCATTGGTTGCGGTTGAAGCATCAATATAGGTTTGATGGAACCAGTTACCAACGCCATTGGGAGTTGATAAGGCAATACAACGACCACCTGTTGCCATTGTAGGATATAAACCTGCCCATAGTTCCTGCATATCGTCAATGAAAGCTGCTTCGTCAAGAACCAATAAAGACAATGCTTCTGAACGACCAGCATCGCCAGAAGTTGCGGTTGCTTTAATTTGTGAGCCATTCGAAAGTTCAAACGAATTTCTATTATCAATTGTGACTGTGGCAATCATCAGCCAGTTAGGAACACTCTTGATAATATATTTTACTTTCTTTACTAAATTCGAAGCAGTCCCCAGCTTAGTTGCCATAACAAGAACATTCTTATCTCTGTGAAATAGCATAAGCCAAGCAATATAACCTGATACGACTGTTGAAAGACCAAGCTGACGGGCTTTCAAAATTACGTTAAAACGATGATCCCCAAAATCTTTGATCACTTCTTCTTGGAAGGGATACATTCTAAACGGGATTGGCCCCTTTTGGGGATGCGATATTTTACAGTAGGTGTTGATAAAGTAGATGGGGCTTTTGCCACATTTTATTACTTCATCCTGTACTTGTTGTTTTGTAAGTCTATACAAATCATCTTATTTATCTTTGATATTGTTATTGAGTGGCTTTTTAGCTTTGTCTCTTCCTTACTCTAAAAACTTCTTTGTTATTTCTCTATCAAGTTCTTTTGAGGGAGGGGAGACAGGTTCAACGTTTTCAAGACTGTTTATTTTATAGCTTTTTTTAGCTTCAACGGTGGTTCTTTGTCTTGAAATAGGTTGAACGAGAACATCAACTTCACCAAATGGTGTCAAAGAAATTGTATTTTTTGTAATTTCTTTATATTCTTTTTTGAGGAATGAAACGATTTTTTCAATCATAGTTTCCATTTCCCCTTCAAAATCTTTCATCATGTATACATCTTTTAGTTTTATATCAGAAGTATAAATGACAGTTAGTAAATTACCACCAATCTTGATTTTAAAACCATCAATTATTCTTGAATCAAGAATGGGATCCCCATCTTCTCTTTTAAGACCAATTGATTTTAGTTTTTTATCTGCTGAATATTTCTCAATATGTGAACCATCATAAGCATTTGCTGCTGCTTGATGAAGTCCTTGAATTATTTCGTAAGTTGATGGCATATTTATATTTTCCTTTTAGTAATCATTCTCATCGACAAGAAGATTTTCGTCTTCGTCTTCGTTGTCATAGTCAGAATATTCATCTTCGGAATCAGGTTGATGTTCATCATAATCGCCTTCTTCTTGATCATATTCAAGAGCATGTTTAACATCACCGATCATTTGACTAATTTGAGAAACCTTAGACTGCATCCATTCTGGGAGGTTATCTGAATCTTCAAGCATATCGTGTAATTCCATCGCATACTCACCAATTTTATAGAGTTGCGATTTGGTCATATAACCTTCTTGATCATATTCCCCATCTTGACCACATTGCTCACCAGAAGCATCTTCTTCCATAGAAACCATTTCTAATTCTTCTTGGATTATTTCTTTAAGTCTATTCTTTGAAATTTTCATTTTTTGGCCTCCAGCCTGTTTTCCATCTCTCTTCTCTTCCTTCAACCCATTGAACGTAGCATTTACGGCAACATTTATAACGATTCATATATAAATCGTCTTTTAGTTCAAAGGAATAAACAGAGCAAACGAGACAGGTTCTTTTAGTTTCCTTAATAAGTAGTTTTTTAGAAATAAAAACACCATCTATCTCAATCTTTTGATCCTTTTCGGATTGATTTCTTTCTTTTATAGATAATTCTTTCAATTGTTCTAAATATTCTTTTTCTTTTTCTTCATTCCAATAGTGTTTTGGGTTAGCAATTGCGTCCTCCCCATACTTTTCGGATATAGCTTTTTCTATTTTGACTATTTGATTCAAGTCTTTCATAAGAAACCTACTTGTTTATTTTGTTTTCTGGGAACCAGACTTCTGTTCCCCTCTTATAGTTTTTACATTTTTCCCATAATTTTTCATGAGTGAACGAAGGATCATTCCATTTTAAATAATTATTTGGTAATAAATAATAATTTCCATCTTCCATAGTAATCAAGTGCAATGGTTTGTGTTGTTGTGGAAACTTGCTAAAACCATCATACCAATCAACTAAAATACCAGTAGACAAACCATTTAAATTTTCTTTAAAATAATTAACATCTATACCCTCTAAATGATTTAAACTTGTAAGATCTAAATTTACTCCCATGTTTCCCCAAGGTTGTAACACACCGCTTTTTTTAGGTATAAAATTTGGTTTATGATGTATTCCATGTAAAGGAACACCTGTCCAATGAGCACCAGTTTCTAAAAGTAAGTGAGTCAATAACACTTCACCTTCTCTGGCAAAAACTCCATGCCAGATAGCCTCTGTTAGCCCTTCGCTTTTATCTAAAAATTTGTTTTCTACATAAACATATAATATATTTGGTAAATTTGAATGTCTGCTCATTTAGTTATCGATTTGGTTGTAAACATATATAGTTCCAATTGAAGTAGCAAACCCAGCAGTAAAGCCGATTGCTATGGAAGATGGAAATTATTATTTATTACCAAATAATTATT